TTGTCCCTGCCTCTATTCCTGCTGCCGTTCTTGTTATTGCGAAGTACCAGTATCAAATAGCATTTGTAGCAGATCAGGAAATAAATATGTTAGCTTGTTTAACTGAAATCATGGTGGAGTGTGAATTTAAATGAGAACACAAAACAAAGAAAATTACTACTATATTTTTTGGGTAGTAGCAATGGTTGCTTTTATAGTACCACAAGTATTTACTGCCATAGCGTATATGAAACTTGCTGATATACTTGAAGACCCAATTAAAGTTGAGATAGTTAATCCTATGAAAATAAAAGTAGGTCTTTAGATGATTTGTGAAATACTTGATGATATATTTGATCAAGAATATCTTCATCAACTTCATGGTATTCTTGAATATAAGATAAATTGGAATGCCAATAATATAGCAAATCGTACTACTTTTCCTTATGGTAAGAGGGGAACTCATAAATTATTTGGATCAACCATTCTTCAAAGAACTGGATTGAATAATATACAATATTGTGATACTGAAAATTTTAAAAATTTTTATAATCTTTACACATATATTTGTCAGAGTAGAGATATAGATCCTGATTCTTTTCTTTTAACAAGAATATGTGCAAACCTACAGCACAATGGATGTGATGGTACATTACATATTGATGGTGGACCAGAAGATAAAACTATAATGGTTTTTCCAAATCCTGAATGGGATCCTGAATGGGGTGGTAAGTTTCAGATATTTTCTGAGGATAAGAAGGAAATGTTGGAAGAGCATGATTATGTTCCTGGAAGAGTTATAATTTTTCCAGCACATTTACCTCACAGGGGTTTAGGACCAATTGGAAATTATTTGTATAGATACTCTATAGTCTTTGGTATAACATGACAAACCTAGACGAAAAAATAAAAGTTGCTGAAGAACGAATCAGTGAATTGAACATCCTAATTACACAATGGAGAATACAAAATGATAACAAAAGAAAAACAAAGGAATCAAGTTAAATCAAAATTTTATTACATCTTTTGGGGTGTAGCAACAGTATCTGTAGTACTAGGTCAACTATATGTTGGATCTGGATATAGAATTTTTGCTCGTTCTTTAGGAAGAATATTTGATGCTATTGAAGTGGAAGTTGGTAGAGATTACAATGGAGAGTTTTATTATTAATGAGACCAGAAACTAGAGAATCGATGGAAATGTTGTTTTCTGCTAAGTGGAACTTGCCAAAAGCAGCAAAACATTGTAGACTATCACGTAAGGAAATGATGATTACTTTTAGTGAGTACTGTGCATTTCATGAACCAACCTACAATAAGTTTGAAACTGAACTTCAATTAGAACTAAATTATGAGCAAAAAGGGACTAAAAACCCCACTTAGATATCCTGGTGGCAAATCTCGTGCCTGTACTAAGATGGGGCAGTTCTTCCCTGATCTTAGGGAGTATGTGGAGTTTCGTGAACCATTCTTAGGTGGTGGAAGTGTTGCGATACATGTTAGTAAATTGTATCCACATCTAAAGATTACTGTTAATGATCTTTATGAACCTTTGATTAATTTCTGGATGAATCTCCAGATGTTTGGTGATGATTTAACCAAAGAATTAAAGAATCTTAAGATTGCTCATTGTAATCAAGACTCTGCTAGATGTTTATTTGCGGAGATGAAAGATGTTATTAATGATAGTAAATATAGTAATCTTGAAAGAGCAGTTGCTTTTTATGTTGTAAATAAGTGTAGTTTTTCAGGTCTTACTGAGAGTTCTTCTTTCTCAGCACAGGCAAGTGATTCCAACTTCTCTATGAGAGGTATTGAGAAGTTACCAGAGTATTCTGAGATTATCTCACACTGGCATATTAATTCATATTCCTATGAATATTGCTTCAGAACAGATGTTCATGATGGATTGTTTATGTACATGGATCCTCCTTATGATATAAAGGATAATCTTTATGGTAAGAAAGGAGCAATGCATAAAAGTTTTGATCATGACAAATTTGCTGCTGATTGTGATGTTCATAACGATACAAAAATGCTAATTAGTTATAATTCTGATCAGTTAGTCAAAGATAGATTTAAAAATTGGAAAGCAAGTGAGTTTAAATTAACTTACACTATGCGTTCAGTTGGAGATTATATGAAAGACCAACAAGAAAGAAAAGAGTTATTACTATTCAATTACGAATTACCAGAGGTAACTGCTAATGGATGAGGAACAACGACATATCAACGATCTGTATGAAGATATGGATCGTCTTAATGCTTTATATGAAGAGTTAATGTGGCCTCACGATGTAGAACTTGAGTTCACTGCTGATTATGAGAATGATAGGATTATTATTCAAATGAGAAAATGAGTCTTAAGGATCATATGGGTCCTAAAAAAGATTGGGATGATGAGAAGTGGTTACAACATGCTCAGGTAATGGTTCATTCTCCTTGGATTGATGATCATGAAAGGGAGTATTGGAGGGATAAGATTAAAGAACTTAGAAAATGAAATTAATTGATGAATCTATTGTTTTTAAAGTAAATGAAAATTGTTCTGAAAATTTATTACAGTTTGGTGATATAAGAGTTGTAGTTGTTGATGATTTTTATGAGAATCCTGATCTGATTAGAGATCTTATTTTAAGTATTCCAGCAACATCATATACACCTGAAAGAGCAGATTTTCCAGGTAAACAGATTAGTATAAGATATAATCTCAGTTCAATATGTTCAATTTATAAAAGATTAATTGGAAAGTATTTTCCAAATACTTTATCTCCAGTTCTCATTGATAAAGTTATATCAAAACATAATTTTTTGGTAAATGTAGTTCAGAGTAAAGATAGAGTTATTATTCCACATGAGGACAATCCTCGTGGGTATGCTAGTGGAATATATTTTAATACTGATGATGAATGTTCCTGGGGTACAACTTTTTATGAAGGAAATGATTGTGTTGGACTTGCGGAAATGAAGTATAATCGTATGATACTATATGAACAGTTTGTAGGTCATAATGGATACATGAGTGAAGACTCTTTTGTAGGAGATCTTTACAGAATAAGTCAACAACTTTTTATACAGTGAGGGTAAATGATCGAAGTATATGATGATTTTTTTGAAAATGAAATTCAGGAAGAAATACTGGATAGGTTAATGGAACCTCATTGGGGTATATCTGGAGGTACTGCTCATAAACCTGAGATATTTTGGCATTATGATGGTCTAGAAGGTCCAAATCATAATGGATATTTTAGTGAATATCTTTATGAAAAAATATGTAATAAATTAGATGTGGAACTTAAAGGTGTTAAGAGGATATATGCTAATGGTCAAACTGCTGGTCAATGTGGAACACCTCATTATGATGACGGTGATTTGACATTTTTATACTATCCTCTACCTACTTGGGATCTTAATTGGCAAGGACATTTAATATTTTTTGATGATGATAATGATGAAGTGAGTACAATGGTACAGTATAAACCAAATAGAGCAGTTCTTTTTTCTGCTGATAAGTGGCATTATGCGGATGCTCCATCCAGATTTTTTAATGGATTAAGAATTTCATTAGCATACAAACTATGGAAAAAATAATTTTTCTTTCTATAATATTACTTGAAGAGTTTGTCAAAAGAACTCTTATTGGTGTATACTATACATGGCAAAAGTTTGATTACTGGAACTTTAATCGCAAATTACCTAAATGAAAAGATTATGGAGGACTTGGAAGTATGCATTGGGTAGCTTCTCTGACGAAAAGACTAAACGATACGACAACTACATTGTTTTGGTACGTTCTTTTATTTTCTTTTCTTATCTCTTTACTAATTGTTTTATTATTGCAGGGGTGATTCGACATTGGAATTAAAAAAATGTACTAAGTGTCATCAAGAAAAACCTATTGAGTTTTTTCGCACAAGGGGTGAAGGTAAATCTCATGGTATACTTCGTTATCAGCATTGTAAACAATGCGAAAGAATGATTGATAAAGTAACTCGTGAGGCAAAGAAGAGGTGTACAGTACCTAAATCAACTCATTGTGATATGTGTGGTAGAATAGAAAATATTACAGAACAAAAAAATTCAAGAATAGTTTTTGATCATGACCATAAAACTGGTAAGTTTAGGGGATGGATATGTGATAGTTGTAATAGGGGGTTGAGTAATTTGGGTGATGATATTGATGGAGTTATGAACGCACTTAATTATCTTAAAGAAAATGCCTGAATTAAAAGACTGGTTGAACTCGATCAATCAAACAAAAAAGAATTTGATTGATGAAGATCCTTCATTAGAAAAGGAGTACAATCCTTATATTATAAATCGCATTTATTCTGGGCATCTTGATTCTGTAATGTTTGCTAATGAGATGAATAAGTATTCATTCCTATCTAAGAAGATTCAATATGATTTTTATCTAAATAGTTTACGATCTAAGAAGAGGTTCTCTCCTTGGCTCAGAAAAGATAAGATTAAAGATCTTGATTATGTAAAACGTTACTATGGTTATAGTAATGAAAA